ATGAACCTCGCAAACCTAACTCAAGAAGAAAAAGACAAGATTAATGTCGACTTGGCTGCTTCAGGTGTCACATATAAAGAACGCCTCAATATTCCAGTTGTTGCATCCGAAATTGAACGACAACAACCAGCACATTTAATGAAAATAAATTAAAGAAACTTATCCAATATCATCCTTGATCCAATATCTGTAAGGTGACCACCACCTCCACTGTATATAGCGCCATCTTTATTTATAATTAAGCACTGCTCATGTTCACATAAAATAGATACTGGATAAATTTTATGCAGGTTTGGGTGATCTGGCAAAATTAGATCTAATTTATTAGAGGCGCGAATGGCGTTTTTATATGCCATTTCGCTAGGAGAAAATTCTTCTTTGAATGATGATGATACCTTTAATTGCTCCATTATCCTATTTCTAACATCTATGTATGGCGTTGGTATTGGGTAAATAACATAAACTTCATGACCTTTGCTTAGCAAAAATTTTATATTATCTGCATAGCTATCCCATGCTATTTCCTTATTTAATGAATAACTATTATTATCATCTGTTTTTTTAGGAGAATAAAACTGACTATAATTAGATGTAATTATTATCTTCTTCTTATCTTGTAAATTAGAAAAGTATTTTAATCTATCCTCATTAACTAAAGGGCATTCTGGAGTATTACCAAACCATATTTTAGTAGAAACAAAAGGACATTGCTCATAAGTCATGCTGATAAAACCTTGCCCTTTACTTTCAAGTGTTTTCTTTAACTCAGGATCTAGTTGTCCAGAAAAACTATCTCCGACATTTATCCACTCCTTACTACCAAATGAGCATAATGTATCTATTGTACGATTTGTGCATATTATTTGTTCTTTATTTGATTTATACGTTCTACCAAAATTAATGTCATCTTTTAATTTTCTAAATTCTAACACACTGAATCTTTCATTTACTTCTTTTAATTTCCCTCTAAATCTATTAGAAAATCCATTGGTCTCTATTGTTACTTTGTAAAAACAAAAAAGCAAAGAAGCCATTAATATAAGGATTATTATTTTGAAAATACTTAACTTCTTCACTCTGAATTTATTTTCTATTAAATAATAAGTAATTATAGATAATGACATTGCTATCATTATTAAAACAATCAATTGATAGTGGTTTATTTCATCCGATTTTAGTAATCTAAAAAAAACAAAAATAGGCTGATGCCATAGATATAATGAATATGAAATTAAACCTATAAAAACAAATGGCTTAGTTGATAATATATCATTTGCAACATCACCTTTATTTGTAAATATAATAAATAAACACACCCCTATAACAGGGATCGCAGTCATAAAAGACGGATGTGGATTATCATGACCAAAAAAAAGCATGCTATGGACAACCAGAAATAATCCAAAAATTGGCATTAATTTAACAATTAAGCTTCCTATTGTTCCATCTTTCAATGTATTGATGTTTGATCTGTCATAAAAAGTTGCTATCCCACCAGCAAATAGCTCCCATGCCCTAGAAGGAAGTAAATAGAATGCTTCATCTGATTTTTCACCAACAATAATATTCGCATACTGTAAAGATAAAAACATCATAACAATTAAGATACCCAGCATGTATCTTTTAAAAAACTTGTTTATGAATAAAATAATAACTGGGAATAAAACATAGAATTGCCACTCTACCGCAAGACTCCATGTATGAAGTAAAGGTTTATGTATGCTCGCCTCAGAAATATAACTATCTTCAGATAAGAAATAATAATTAGAGCCAAAATATAATGCCGATTTTAATGATTTTGCATAAGCAATTAAAGAGTCTGGAATTAGAACAAAATATGCACAAATTGACGTAAATATTAAAACGACAAGTAGCGCTGGAACTATACGTTTAATTCTTCGCCAATAGAAATCAACTATCGAAAAATTTTCTTTTTCAAGCCTGTCTCTTATGATGCTAGTGATTAAATATCCTGAAAGCACAAAAAATACATCAACACCTAGGTAACCACCCTTAAAAATGGTTTTTCCAACCAATTGAAAATCAGCATGATAAAGTATAACAGCTATCACAGCCAGCGCTCTTATACCATCAAGCTCTTTCCTATAAGAAACCATGCAACTCTGCCTTGTATTGTTAAATCTGATAAAATCAAAAATATCAGATAACTTATATTTTTTAAACATCAAGTTTTAACAAGGCTATTTTTTAATTATTAAATTAACATAAAAAATACAATTCATTTTAATAATCATGTATATGCAAGCAAGTAAATTAATGTCGCGTGTTGATTATATCACATCAATATCAAGTGAATATATTAGCGCAAACATGATAATACTTACTTGCATATGCTACATTATATATTTTATTTTCTTTTTGAGAGCTCTGCTATAGCAGAGATTATGTCAGGTATGATAGCACTATAGTTAACCATGTATGTGTCTGTATCTTTATCATACGACACTGCATCAGGGATAACGCCACTCACTCTCTGCGCCATCAATCCATACTGTTTATGACCATTATGCTTCCATTCAAAATTTCTTAGCGCATTATTGCTTATCAATTTCAATATCTTATCTAAACCATTGGTATATTCTCCTTTGTCAACCTTTAGCCTTTCATCCGATGTTGTATTGAACGATGTTCGTCCTGAACTTCCGTCAACAATAATAGACCCAGTTAGCATAGGAGAAGAGTTATCTCCAGAGTAATATCTGGCTATTGCAATTTTCCCTGGATTATTAGTGTAGTAATTATCACACGGAAGCCCATTAACACCTTGAATTTTAACACCTCTACTTAAAAATTCAGGTCTTATCTGATTAAAAGGTGATGTTGCTATTGAGTCCATATGCTGAGTGTATGGGCCGCCTATATCTCCTGTAATAAACATTTGATAATTGGTTCTATTTCCTGAGACCGTAACAAGATAAGAATAGGAGTTAAAATTCTTTATAGTTACTGAGCAACTTGGTGTTATTTCCATACCGTTAATATCAGTTACATATGGAGTGTAACCATTATAAAACTGATAAACCTGTACTCCATCACGATTCATTCTATCTAGTATTTGTTTTAGTGTTGTTAATCTTTTATTTTGTAACTTATCGTATGGAATTATAGCTATATCAATGTTTGTATCATTATTATTATCTAAGCAGTCCAAGAGGATTGCGGGAGATGCATCAATAATATTTTTATCAGCGGAAGAAATAAAATGTTCAAAAAGAAAAATACCACCAACATCATTATCTGTGTTTAATACGTTTAAAGAAAGGATGATACCATCACCATTTTTTTCAGTGTACGCACACCCCTCATTTTCCATTCTTGTTGCTTTTTGCTTTAAGTATGGGTTTATCTGATCACACAGCTTATTGGGATCGCATAATAAAGAACCCGTCTCATTACCTGAAAAAGTTAACGTTCTGAATGAAAAAATATTTTCATCATTAACATCACCACCGTATGGAGTATATGCTCCACCTGATGTTATTAATCCATTTGGAGTAATTGCAATACCCTGCCTTTTGCCGATCTTTTCAATGTTTTTATCGACAGATATAGCTCCAATAGGAGTAGGTTCTATATTTTCCAGCAAGTCTCTCGCATCATAATAATTAAATTTTGTTCTTCTTTGCAAAAACTGCGGCGCATCTGAACCATTATTAACCTCAATTATTATTTGATTATTATATCCGGCAATTTGAAAATACTGCCTAGTGTTGCAAACATTATATGCAGTTAATCTTGTCATATTAACTGAAGATACATCATTAGGTAATTTATATACTCCTGTTTTACCATTGCCAGAACCAGAATAATAATCAAGAATAAAAAGATATTTATCACCATCTATTTTTGTTACATATAATCCCTCTGAGTTAGTATCACCAGCTGAGAATATCGATTTTAAAGATAGTGAATCTCTATCATAAACATATATCCAAGCCCAATTATTATCACCTCCAACCCCAGAGCACGTTATATATATTTCATTATCATCATCAAAAAAACACATTCCTTGTGGGTATATATATTTGTAGTTGTATTTTTCTAATATATCTCCATATCCGGCAGGTCTAAGAGGTAGTTCTGCAAAAATTTTAATATTTGATAAAGATTTCCCTGCAGACTCCTTCACATCTTGCTCAATTGATGAAAATCTTTCTTCAACTGTATCTCCTGTTTTTGTGCCAATTAATGATGAACCACTATTTTCAGATAACTCTCTCCTTAAACTAGCATCACCAACACTTACCCATTTACCCAATCCTACCCCACCAGAATTTTCAGGTGTTGAGTCAACAGGAACTGATTTTGGCAACACTCCATCCCAACGGTAATATTCTCCTGTAATTTCATCGCGTAAAACTTGATTTGGCAGTGTTATTTCTACACCTTTTTGGAATGAGTCCAAGGTAATATATCCAAATTGAGATATCGCTTGTTGAGCAACCCATCGCAACCCTTCGATTGTAAAATGCTCTTGCCCGAATCTATCGATATATTTGTTTTTCATTGACGTAACGAACTCGTCAATTTTCCCTGAGTTGTACTTAAGATCACTCGCTGCTTCACTTGGAACTGGATTTTGCGTTGGAATTGTAGACATAATTTTTCCCAATAAAAAAGCCAGCGATTAAGCTGGCTATGATTGAAATGAATTTAATTAAACGTTGTAATCTTTCTTTGCAGAAAAATACTCACTTGCTGTAATACTGAAAGTTCCGTCTGCATTAGGCTTTTTGTCGCTTACAATCCATCTCATTGAGTCCATTTCAACGGTATTGGATATAACGTAACGTGACGGAGATTGAACATTCATTCCGTCATAGATATTTAGTTGGATATCAGGTATATCAGCGATAAATCCGTAAGCTGTATCGCTTCTTGGTGTAGCTTTAAATCGTTCTGTTGTATTGCCCAAGTGGTCGGTAATACAAGCAAACATCTCACCATCAAAGATAACTTTTTCATTTGTTGAAAACTGATTACCGATCCTCTCAACTATATAACCTGCTTGCTGACTCTTATCGTATGTGTCAGCAACAATAATTAAGTCTCCTGGATAAACATAATCACCATCTGCGAGGGTTTGCACGCTTATACTCATGCGCTGATGTATTAGCCTATCCATTTCCAATAGCGCCCTATCTATCGCTTGATACTCATTGCGACAACCGTGAATGGTTATTTTGTTAGGGTTTTTAGCTGGCTTGTTAACTATTTTGTTATCTTCAATACGATATTTAAGGTAGGTCTTTTTGTTGGTTTTAGGGTTTACATATTCGATTTCAACACCATCATTACCGCTTGGCATCGTCATATCATAGGAAAGAGAAAATCCATTTCCTGTCGTGTTAGCTCTATTAAAGGTCCCAGATGGATATTGTTTTTCCTCTTCGCGAGTAAATGTAAGTACGCCGTTATCCCAAAATGAAATAACACGAGCAACATTGCATATTGTTTCTATACGCTGACCCAGCGATACATCTTCATCATCAAACGTGTAATCAAAATATCCTAAACGCTTATCTGGAAGTGATTCATAGATTGAATACAAACCATATAAATCTATGGTGCTTTCTGGCTGTCCAGCGGTGACTAACCAAGTGTGAGCGACCGCATCAGCAAATGATCGTGATGGTCTTAATGTATAATCAACGCTACGGCTATTCATGTCGTAACTAATAACATGACGTGTAGCCAGTGCGTTGTATTTACGCTCTCTTGTTCCCGTTGGTGCCTCTGTTGCCCTCACTGTTACCTTAACAAGTGTATCTTCTTCATGTACTTCGTTAATTCTCTCTCTAACAATAAAGACTTCCTCTAGCTTAAGAATGCTGTGATCATTACTGTTTTCTAATCGAGTTAGTTGAAGCGCATATCTTCCATATCCAGCTAACGGCTTGAATTTTTCCGTTAGATAGTATGTTTTTGTTTTTGGTGCAGATGGGAAACCTCTATTGAATGACTCTCTTGTGCCAGCTATTTCATTGTTATTCTCATCAACCTTCCAGAATTCAATTCTTGCATTAGCATAATCGCCATCACCGAGTTGAGCGTTTAAATGCACCCATAACTCACCACCCTCAAGTGGAGAAAAGAAAGGCCCTACTGTCAGGAATTGGTTGTCATAAAGAACAAACTTTGATGTGTTAACAATTGCATTAGGCGGGAGAGTGGCTAGATCGCCACCAGTTAAATTGGTGAAAAAGAATTCGTAGTAATATTTTGGTGAGATAATAGCGCCATCATCACTTTCTTTCGCATCGGATAAATAAGCATCAACCTTAATATCCTTTGTAACCGAACCCTGCGGAGTATCATAAGTCACATTAACAACAAGGCTTACTGATCTAGGCTTTACGATGTCCATAAAATATCGAAACTCATCTTGCTTCTCTATCTTTATGGCCGCCTCACCACCTTTAATTTCACCAGAAATAACATTGTTAGCAGTAGCCTCATATTGTGGAATTTCGTCACTTTCATTCGGCCCCGGTATTTCTTGTCCGTCAACATCAGGGAATTCGAACCCCTCGAATATCTGTGGGATCACTTCACCCGGCTGGAATATCTGATAGCTAGCACCATCAAGGGCGATTAATTCAGATTCTGAATATTTCACATTATCAATCGTGTAGTAACCGATACCAAAGTTCATCCATTCAGTAACCATCTTTTTATTGTCGATGTATTCAAACATTGATTGCTGAATGAGATCGGGAAAAGCTCTAACTTGTCCGTGAATTTCAGGTCTAGCCTGATATGTTCTTGCTATATTAGTTTGACCAGTTAAACGGTTGTTAGGGCTTTCCTTTGCATTTACATCAGCGGCGCTAAATGATGGCGCTTTGGGTGCTAAGAATGAAAATATCTTGGAGACAAACTTAAATACTGGATTGAGAATGTCGCCAACAATCCCTTTCGGCTGGTCGAATATTTGAATGTGATGAAATTCACTAACAATAAAGTCAAGGTGATCATCGTCGTTAAGCTTTACGCCGTTAACATAGATATCAACGTCATGATGAAAGTTTTGCCCATTTAACCAATCAAAAAAAAGAGAGCCGGCTTTTATCTCGACTCTCTCTTTCGGCACTCCAGCGACACGCTGAATTTCAATTATTGGCATATTTCATAAACTCCAACTTAGTGAACTTCCTCTCGAGCACAATCAACCTATCCATTCTCACAGAACCGTTTTCACCTCGACTATGTAATGCGTTACCATCGATAATCAAGCCAATGTGAGTGGGTTTTGATCCTATATAGCCTATAAATATTCCGTTATTTTCTGGTTGATTTACTTTCTCCCAAAACTCAACTTCATTTTTATAGCAAGTAACAAAATCCGTTTCAGACTCATAGCCTGCGTCATGGTGGATCTCAATACCTAGAACGTGTCGATAATAGAGAACGACGAGCCCCCAACAATCCATAGCATCAAATGTACAAGACCTGTTTTTCCATGGTTTACCGATGACTTTATTGATGAAATCTTGAGTTGTCATACAGCCTCCAAGCCCGGCCATTCTTGCGGTTCATAAATGCGTCCAATGTTTTTATTCAATGGGTTACTCATAGATAGCGTGACAGTGACACTTTCATGATCCATCGACACATCTTTCACAAATAATTTCCATCGAGTAATTGCTGTTCCTTTGTCTTTCTCATCAAATAAGCGATAGGTAGCCTCTATGGGTGTCATCCTATTGAATGATTTCCATAGTTTAAGTTTCTGTTTAAAGTCTTGTGCGACACGGCTGAATTTAACACTAGCGTCAATGATGGGCGTTCTGCTTTGCTGGCTGTCTGATAGTTCGAAATTACACGGCTGATATTCAACCCCACCTAGAACCTTTGGGAACACCTGATAAGACACGAGATAAATATCGCCAAATGATGGGTGACTAAATTGCAGTGTCTCATAAAGTATTCTATTTGGCCTTTGTGCCCGATACTCTCTTAGTGTAGGCATTACAACTCCTTATACTTTGGTAGAGTCTCAGTGACGATAATATCAAGCCAACTTCCAAATGATGGCGGAAACTCAACAATAATATCGTCGAATTCATCATCTGAATTATAAAGTTTCTTGCTAATGACCTGACCAGTCCATGTTACAGAAGATCCATTAATACTGGTTTGCACTGGATAGGAAACAAAATGCAATTCCTGCTCCTGTAACCCGCTACCACCAAGATTAATTTTCATCCTGAACCAGCGATTACAATTATCAAGATAGTTAGGACTTCGCAACCATTGTGCAAACGCTCGCTCCTGTTGAAGTGTAAATATCCAATTCACACTCCATACAGTTTTTAAGTCATCGGTTAACTTCTGAAATATAGGTGCGCCAACCTGTGGCTGATCTGTCAAGAAACCAGTATCTAGCGTCATGCTTTTATCGGCTTTCTGTGCCAGAGGAAGCCAATCAGGGTAATCAATAACCATATGTCAACCTCTTGCTCTCGCTGTTGCCGATGTGTTTCTTGTGATGGATTGAAGCATAGGGCCTTTATTATCCATATCCATAATGAATGCCTGAATAGTTAGCGTATTTCCATCTTGTGATGTCTGCGCATCAAACTTGTGGCCACCAGATGAATAGTCATTAAAGACAACATTCACATTCATACCGCCACCCTGCATATCTTTATTGGAAATAACCTTTCCATTGTCACCGGGGATCATGTATTGGCGACCGTTATTAGCCTTGAATATCTCAGGCTTGCCACCCTCACCAACCCGATACATTGAACCCGCATCAACAGGACCACCATTTTTACGGGCTCCTGCAATTGCACCAACACCAAGCACAGCGATTGCGGCTAAACCTATTTTCGCCGCCGTCCCCATTGACGCGATTGATGCCATAATTGCCGCAGGTGTCCAAGCGGCTGTTGTTGTGGCAGCTGCTGCCGTGCTCACTGCCGTTTGCGTTCCGATAGCCGCCGTTTGCACCGCCGTTGTTGCTGCGATAGCGCCTTCCTGTGCTGCTGCGCCAAACCAAGCAGCTTTAGCTTGCTCAATTCCAGCCTGAACAAAAGTGTTAATTAGGCTATTTAAAACTGTATTACCAATTGATCTTAATGCATCAGAAGCCTCCATTGAGCCGGTTATTATTCCCGTAAGTGCATTTGATGCGCTACCAGAGAATGCATCTAGTGCAGCTGCGGCAGCTTCGTTTCCTAATGATTGATTTCTCCAAAGCTCATACATAGCATCAGTTCTAGCTTGCTCATATTGAGTGTTGGCGGCATTCATTAACTCCAAACTTTGCTGCTCAGTTAAAACCTTTTGGTTTTCATACTCCTTTATAAGCGCAAGTTTCTGAGCGTGCTCGTTAGCCAATGCTTGAATAGGGTCTGCTTTCCCTTTGAGATCATCCTGAGGAGATACAACTTTTTTAGCCTTTATTTCGGCTATCTTTTGTTGGTATTCCGCTTCAATTTCAGCTTTGCGCCTTGCCGCCTGCTCAGTGAGAGATACATCATCTTTTGTTATCCGCTCTAAGTCTGCCAACTGTTTATCGTGAGACTCTTTAGCCTTGGCGACTAAATCAAGCTCAAGCGCGGCTTTCTTATCAGCTAGATTACGTTCAATGTTGTATTTATCTTCTGCAAGTTTCTCAGCTAATTTAATCTGTTCAGGAGATGCCTTGTCACCCAACGCCTTAACCGCGTCATACTTAGCCATTTCAAGAGAACCGTCTTTGTAACCTTTGTTTAAAAGCTCAATTTCTTCTCTCTGGCGCTTTAATGCTTCGTATGCCGCATCTGTGGCTTTTGTTGATTCCTTTTTGACTTGCCCGTTTTTATATTCTTGAGCAGCCATTTCTTGCAATTCATCGATTGCCTTTTTATCAAAAATACCTGCATCTTGCGCAGCATATAATGCCTGCAACTTAGCCCTCTCCACGCCTTCTCTTTTAGAAAGTTCAAGGCGCCTTTCCATTTGTTTTTTTAGCTTTTCACCTTCCTCTCCACCATAATCCGCACCAGTGGCATTAAACTCTCTTTTGGCATTTGTAGCATCCCTAATTTTATTCGCCAGATCACCAAACCCTGTTTTTTCTGCAAAAATAACTAATGCATTTTTAACGCTTAAGTCAATGGCTTCTTTTGTTTTTCTGTTATATTCCTCTTGTGCATCAACTAGATATCTGGTGATAGCTTCTGATTTCTTTCTATTCTCCGCTAAATCACCTTCAATTCTAGTAACTTCACGTAGGATTCTCGTGGTGTTTTTATCAATAAGTTCTGGCTGGTCTTTTAATGCAGTTTTTTGTAATTCAAGTTGAGCTCTTAATGCTGATAGCTGTTTTTCTTGCTCTTTCATCTCAAGCCGCAGTAATTCTTGCTTGTCTTTAGCATCCTGAGCATCACGAGCTATCTCTTGATAAGAAAGCTCTTTTAGTTTTGCAGTTAGGTGATCTATGCTATCAGCAAAATCTCTGGCCTCTTGTTTTGCTTGCTCTGATTTTTGATAGAAGTAATACATTGCAGCACCAGCAAGCATCAGCGCCCCCATCGGTCCACCTAAAGGTGCAGTGGCTATATTGAGCGCTCTCATTGCGCCAGCCATAGTAACACTGGTTGCCGCAACTCTTGCTTGAGCCGCCGCTAACCTATTTGTTTCCAGAGTTTCCTGCCTAGTTAATGCTGCTATTCTTGCTGAATTTGCCGATAATTCATTTCTTATTCTTGAGCGTTGTTGTTCTGTCTGAGCGGCCGAAAGCTGAGCTGATAATGATTGTTGAGTCGTTAAAGCAAATGCCTTTTCTGCCTGCACTCTAGTTAGTGTCTCTTTTGCAGCAACCACCTCTGCTTTGGCTGAGTTTCTTGTTGCTATAGTGCTTGTTATTGTATCTTTTGCTTTCTTCAATTGCGCAGCACCAGCAAGAGATAATGCACCAAGAAATCTAGACCCTATAACCCCTGCAGTCAAAGTTAAAACGTCAGCCATAGCATCTAAATTCTTACTTGCAGTAATAACAGCATCACTGAATACGTTAATAGATGCCTTTATTGTTGTGTTCTCGCCGAGAAACTTGGTTAAGTTATTCCCTGCCTCTTGAAATGCTTGAGACATTGTTCGAGTGGTTTTGGCAAACTCTTTGCCGATCGCATCACCTTGAGAAAGCAGTCCTTTCACAACAACATCAGTAGTTAACTTACCTTCCGCTGCCATTTTACGAAGTTGACCAATACCGACACCCATAGAGTCAGCAAGTGCAACCATCAAGCGGCTACCCTGTTCTGCCACTGAGTTGAATTCTTCACCACGCAGAACACCTGAAGCGATACCTTGTGATAGCTGAATGATGGCGTTTTCTGCTTCCTGTGCAGTAGCACCAGAGACGATAAAGCCTTGGTTGATTATGGATGTTAACTTTGCCAAGTCCGCAGCTGATGTGTTGTATTCTCTCGTTCCTCGCTCTAATCGCGCGTAGAGTGTAGCAGTGGCATCAAGGCTAGATCGCGTTGCTTGAGAGATATCAAATACTCGCTGTGTGACATCAATCAGTGACTCACTTGCACGAACTGAGTTAGATAGTTTATTGTTTAATTCAGTCCACGCCTCAGAATAACTTGTAACCATTGATACCGATAAATAACCAGTCAGAGCCGCCGCAACTTTGGACAGAGACTGCATTGAACGCTCTGTGTTATTTACTGACTGAGACGTTCGGTTAAAGCTACTATCCATACGATTAAGGCGTTGCTCTAACTGTTGCTGAGATGTAAGTAATTGCCGAACATCCATTTGAACTTGATAAACGATTTCGCCTACATTTGCCATTTATCGGCTCCTTAAAATGAAAAACCCCGCCGATTGGCAGGGTTGTAATGTGTAATTAATGTATATTATCAATTGAAAATATAATTTAATTTTTTCATGTAATCAGACTTACTGTTCAGTCTTCCAGCTTTTTTATCAGCCGCTAATTCAGCCGTTATTAAATTTATATCACCAATATTTTCATCATTTATTGATAAGCTCATTATTGAATAGCTATTTCCAGCGCTTCCATAGTTTGTTTTGTTTAGAGTGCATATTGCATTACCAACCAATTCAACGCCCATGGCATTTTTCGCCATATATGTTTCTATTATCTCAATTTTTGATCTCTAGCGCTTATCATTGTCTATTGCATCATCAATATTATTGAATGGAGCCATTTGCACTATCTCTGCAAGCTCATTTCTAGTTAGTGGTAATTCTCGTATATAGTATTCATCTAATTTATATGATGATGGTGACTTCATTAGCGACCTTGTCATTTCAGCGCAGTAATCAGCTAGATGTTTATCATTAGCCTTATCATCAGAAACAAGATTTACTGACAAAGCTGCAACCGCTGCAATAATCGCAACACCGCCTAAAATTCCAGAAATAACCTTAATCTTCCCCACGGCACCACTACCTCAATGTTGATTTACTATTGATTTATTGGCACAACTCGGCCAAAAGCATCATTCCCAGTCACATCATATAGTATGCTGTTAGAGAACATAAACACATACCTTTTGGCGCCGGTATACCCACCATAACTATTTTTTGCGTTCACCATAACTGGTGCTACCCATCCATAATTCACTCCACCCTTAGATGGTGCCCAAGCGCCATCTTGAGAATATCCCTTGAATGGTTGAAGAAATGTATATTGAGCTGAATACGGATCCTTTAGCATGGTGCTCATTGTATTTTTTATTTGAGCTTGATAATTGTCAGGTAATGACCCATAACTAGCTCTTTCAATTTGCTGCTGTGTTGGCGGTGAAACACTAGCGCACCCTGTTAATGATAAAGCTGATAATGATAAAATAGATGTAATTAATAATCTTTTCACAACACCATCCTCGTTAGTTAATTTGTTATTAGTTTAGCTGTTTGTGGTGCAAATGGGAGCAAATTAGAAAAGTAATTTAGCAATGGTGATCCCAGACCCAAGTGCTACAAATATAGTAGCCATAAGCCATTTAGTTTGTGTTGATATTGCCTTCTGAACTTCAGTTTTAACTACCTCAATATCTTGCTTAGTAGCATAATTAGACTTAATTACTGCGGTGTCAGATTTTAAGGTACTGATATCACCTTTAGATGTTTTTATATCTGATTTAATATCGGTCAATGTAGCTTGAATGCTTTCTACATTTGCTTCTAATTTTGCAATTCTAGCTTCCATATCTCCACCTCCGCCACTACCACCATCATAGTGACCGCCTCTACCTCTATCGGTCCATTGTGGAAGAAGAGGGTCTATTACATTACTTCCCTTCATCTTCACACTCCTTTCTTTGCTTGGTTAGCCAGTCACTAACAGGCCATGCATTAAAGTAGGTTTCATGACCACAGTTTCTGCATATAAATCTGTATTTATAATTAGTGATCCAATATTTGTTTTTATATGAAACCTCTTCTGTATCTATTGGGATTAAATAAGGCTCTTCACCATTGTCAGATACATTTGGGATCGCCATTTTTGTATTCCCACACACTTGACACTTAACTTCATTCACGCCAACGTGTTTAAGGTAATTTAAAAAAGTTTCTTCCGTTACCATCTTAAACAGATTATATAGCTTTCTATCATTGTCTTGTTCTTCGCTCACTTTTCACCCCCTTGTATCTTCTTAATAGTTTCCATGAACAATTCTTTGAACTTTTCAGGATCAAGCTGTGATAGCTCGTTTAAGTTTTTTGGGGTGCTATCCTCATCCACGGCAGACTGAAGAATCATAACCATTTCAGCATTAAGAGATCGCCCGTTCTTACTTGCCCTTTGCATTAACTTTTCTTTCAGAGTATCAGGCATTCTAAGGCTATAAGGCGTTATATCTCTTATTCGCGTATTTTTTTGTGACATACAACCACCAGTAAAGTCATTGTGATATCACAATATAGTCAATTATTCGTTGACTATATAGATTCACATTGATATCTTTGTGATGTCACATAGACACATAAAAGGATGAAGATATGAACACCAATAAAAAAACAGGAAAATTTCAACTCAGATTAACAGAGGTGTTAAAAAGTAAAGTGGTAGAACTCTCAGCGAAAGATGGTATTTCGCAAAACTCAATAGTTAATCAAGCGATAGCTTGGTATGTGAAAGAAAGAGAAAAACGTGTCAACTAAAACAGCGAAGCCCCAACTATTTGCGGTAGCTAGGGCTTCTATTTTGTCAGAAACTACGGAGTAACCGACATGACTAGTGTATCAACAATTAACGTACCTTTCCACGGCAACAACCTGTATGTAGTAAATTTCAACGGCGAACCATATGTACCAATGAAGCCAATAGTTGAAGGTATGGGTCTTGCGTGGGGCGCTCAATTTATCAAAATAAAACAACGCTTTGGAAAAGGTGTTTCGGAAATCGAAATACCTACAAAAACAGGCAACCAGAATATGATTTGCCTAGCCCTCCGTAAACTTGCTGGCTGGCTTCACACTATCAGCCCTAACAAAGTCAAACCAGAGATCCGCGATAAAGTAATCAAGTATCAAGAAGAGTGTGACGACGTACTTTACGAATACTGGACGACTGGTGAAGTTAAGAAAAAACACAAATCAACTGTTCAAGAACGCAACCCATTAAAGAATGCTGTTAATCTATTGGTTAGCAAGAAAGGCATTATGTATCCAGAAGCCTATTCTCTTGTTCACCAGAAATTCAATGTTAGTAGCATTGAAGAATTAACAGCAGATCAGATACCCGATGCGGTTGAGTATATTCACAAGTTTGTACTTGAAGGTGAATACATTCCTAAAGAAACCCCGCGAGAAGTTACTCAAGAGAGAGCTAATCGTGATATGGATGCTCACCACATAAATGTGCTAGCTAAACATTACGAAGCCATATACACCGCATGGAAAGTTGAATTATATCCTGCTCTTGTTGGTGTCGATTCGCCGATTGCTTACAGATTGCGTGACCGACTCCAAGATGGATATTCAATTCTTATTCGGTTGCAGGAAAGCTTAAACGGAAAACATCCTGTATTAATCAAGTAAACATAACGCCCAAGGACGGGCTACTTTCTCTTTCTACTCACCAATCTGCGCTTACCACTGATCAGTTCATCATTCCGTTTATCATCTTGCTTCATGATGTTGTCATATTCTTCTTTGGTGAAACCCTTCTCATCAGGGTATTTAGCTTTAAGCATCATCTGAAATTCAGTCATGGTTAGCTGTTCGGCTTCCTCTCGATTCATACCAAAGTGCGCACGAGCAGAGCTGATGTAGTCAATTGCCATAAACTCATCTGAGAATTCGTTTTTGCCTTCATTGCGTTGAAGTTTACGGATCTTCGCTTTACCGATAATTCCGTGAGTGAATAATTCTCGAGCAATGACGATAATGTCAGCGATTGGCATCTTACCGTTTTTATAGACAATACCGCGCTTACCCGATCTCCATTCACCAATAATTTCAGAACAATCATCATCACAGCACACCTGCATAACCATCATTGCAATTTGTAGGATATTGCGTCCATATGTCGGCTTGCTAATGGCTTTTATTAACCACTCAGGAATAACCCTGTAGCTCATTACAGCACGAGTAATTAACTCTTGCACCTCAGCACCATTTAATTGACCGTAGGCTTTCACAATCTGTTTAGGCTCACCGATTCTTGTCATATTAATGAACGATGGTCTAAATAAGTAATCCTTTTTATCAGTAGAGATAACCATCTCCCCGATTTCTAAAATAGGCGTCATAATCCCTCCTGAATATTATCAAGGGCACTCGAAAGCACCCTTTGTAATATTAAGCAGCGGTAACAGTGACCACGCATTTTGCTGTTTTACTACCATCTTCAGATGTGACAGTGATATTTGCAGTACCTTCAGCAACACCACGTACAGTGACTACATTCACAAGCTGAGTAACTGTTGCAAAGTTCGGCTTATCGCTCACAGCAGTGTAGTTTTTGTTCGTAGCATCGGTTGGGGTAAATTTGACGGTAAATGTCTTGGTTTCACCTACTTTTACAGCCAGAGTGGCTGGCTCGACAGTAATACTTTCAACAACGATTTCTTCTTGTAGCCATTCAACCGTTTCTGCATCAGCAACTTTCAATTCACCTGAATAGGTAGAAATTTCTTTTGTTGGAAACTCCATTGACCAAGATGTAAACAACATATAGCCCTGAACAACATCAGAACCATCACCTTTCATATCAAGTTGAATCCAATAATCTGGTTGGCGACCAGCTTTGATTTCATCAAGGATTTCTTTGGCAATATCAAACGCGGAAGTAGAACCGGTTACACCAGCTTTCTTTAATTCACCATCAAAACTAATGGTAAAGTCAGCGCCAGTGACGATTGATTCTGTTAACCCTTTGATATCATCAGCATTAGACGTTACCGTCTCCATACCAAAATCGAATGACTTGCTTGTTAATGCACCTAAGCGTAAGAACTGATCTTGTGCTGGTACTTGGTCAGGGCATCCTTTTGCAATACGGATAATTCCCGCATTACCCATCACCAACCCTTTTTTGTCAGGACATTGTGACATGTTATAACCTCTTTATTTGCAAATAAAAAAGGCCGCATGAGCGACCTGTTGAGATGTGTTTAATTTAAGATGTACAGCGGAAAGAAAGCTTAAGGATAAACCGGCCTTCTTCTGTCGGGATAGGTCTTGGTAGACCGCCTAAGTTGTAGATTGAATTGAGTTCGCAATCTAACGAGTTGTTAGCAACGTAATTTAGAATTTCATTAGCCCTTATCAATGCAGGCTCAGGATCATACTGCGCAGATACTAGAACAAGCGTCACGAAATCATCAGCACCCAAATCAGCAAATCGACCACTACCATCATCAGGCTGAATAACAGCATATTGCTGAGTTTTTTCGTCTGGCTGCTCATTCCACGTCAGATATTGAACGATGAAACCATCTAGTAAATTACCTCTGTTTAAGTAGCGCTCAAACTTCTCATGTATCATATTTGAAGCTCCCGTCTCACCGCTATATCTATCTCAGCTCTTGCCTCCTCAAATGACAATTTGAGAAACTCTTTCTTTGCCGTTGAGCGTCTGAATTTTTGTTTAACTCTAGGATCATGAACGTAAACAGCATAGTTAGCGGAGTAGCCAACCCTACCAGTAACTAATGTTCCATTAACTTTCACTTCTCTAAATTGTGAGTTTATCAGTGTTGATGTCTTACCAATTGGTGTATACAGAGCTGTTAGCGCGCTACCAGTATCTAATGCTGATTTAATTGCCCTAACAACCTTTCTGCCCTGAATGCTACCAACAAGCGATCTAAGGTTTGCGTTAGCCTGAGAAATTCCTCTTACTCTTGCTGCCATATCACACCGCCGTTATCAGAGTGTAGTCATCTGCAATATGCTCGAATAAGTCTTCATCACGTTTGATGAATTTGATTTCGTCAGCACCAACGGATAACGGATCGCCTGAGTGCTTACCAATAGCGATAAAGTCACCTTTCTTTGCATCGGCATACTCAGTCCAGAAAACCAACTTAATGGTGATTTCAGAGCCAACATCCAACTTTCCAGACTTAAGCTCACTACCATAACCACAAAGAAAATGAACCGGCTCAGAGAATGTAACTTTGCCGTATTTATCTTTTCCGTTTGGTCGCCATAAAGTAGCCCATGAGGTGTAAGCCCAATTCGCAACTGAACTCATTACGCCCCCCTACACATACAGCCACCTTTCGCTATCCACAAACCAGCATGAGCAGTTTGAGTTGGATCGGCTGGTATTAACCCATTAGCACAACCGTGCTTATCTAAACCACTCAGTAGTGACGCAGCCGCTTTCCATCTATCACCAAACGATTGATATCGAAATGAGCGTGACGCGCCGTTAGGTGCTGTTTGTGAACTGATATACTTATCACCTTGACCAAGCGCCATGAGTGAAAGCAGATACATCTGGATTAATAGTGCGGTTGCTGATGGATAGTGTTTATCAAGGCATTCTTGAATACTTCCTACCTGCTCAATAAGCGCATCGAGAATAAAATCAGGTAATTCTATTCCCTGCCCTGTCAGGTACTCTTTGGCTTGCTCTTTTGTGATCATGATTACCTCACAAAGCAAAGCCCCCTTTCGAGGGCATAAAAAAACCGCTTTCGCGGCTATTCGTCTTTGTCTTTTTTAGACTTGGCTTTTGGTGTGGCTGGAACCAGTTCAGCGGCATCATTAGATAATGCTCTAACATTAGCCTTAAAGGCTGGATGAAGATTTTCTAACTCAACCACCTGACCTTTTTCGACACCATGCCAAGGGATGATAACCTCGTACTTTGTCATTGCAGATCCTTAGCTCAGTTTAGCACCGTAAACCACACCAGACTTGCCGTCACCGTCACGAGTAATTTGCAGACCTGCTGCGCTCATGATTTGGAAGTTATAGTTTTCCTGTGGCATAAAACGAGGTTTAGGAACAACACCTGTTGCCATACCAACTAACGGCGTCACTACATCTTTACGGCGTTGATAAGCGATAAATTCAGAGCCTTTAAGCGCATAAGTAGGACGAATTTCTTTCACGCCAGCATACGGCAGTAATGTATCGATAATGCGACCATTTACCACGCTATTACCAGCACCAGCACCGACAGAAACAACCACAGGCTTAATTAAGTTACCCCATGCTTCGTAACTCACCCACATTACATCGTAAGCATCCACTTTGTTGTTGAATGCAGTCTGACCGAACGCACCACCAAAACCAAAGAACGCTAACAATGCAGGCAAATCAGCTGTGGTTAAATCGATATTAGCACCAGAAGTACCTAGATCGATTTTCGCTGTGTTGCGGTGATTTTTCAGGCCTTGACCTTTATAGCCTTCCACGCTAATTGATACATCACCATTTAAGAAGTAGTTAACTACTTTCTTATTGAATTGACGCATTTTTGCAGTTTGAGAATCAAGAACAAGGTCAATACCAACTGTACTTAAACCAGCGGCATGACGCCAGTTAACACCAAAGCCCGCGGTAAATACTGGGATTGGGTCGCCGTCAGAACCATAATCGGCGTGATCATGAGAGTATGGCGCTTGACCGTCAATGCTGATTGATACGTCATCCGCAATATCGCCAACCACGTTATACAGTTTCGCTGTTTTACCAATTGGTAACACTGTTTGCAGGCCCATTAAATCATTGACGATTTCCATGCCTGTTTCTTGGTCGCGCAACTGAATAATGTTGTTATCAACTTCTTTCCAAAAGTCCTTAGAGAAACCACCTGACTGGTTTGCCGCTAAAGTCTCACCATCCATAACGCTTTGATACTGGTTAATCATCAGGTTATGTTGTGTGTTATAAATATTACGTGTAGCCCATAGGCTATCCCACTGGCGTTGCAGTCGGCTATTTGTTGCTAAAGTTTCAGCAGTATAAAACATAGTTTTTTCCTTTTAATTACGCAGTAGCCACAGTGCCAACACGAAAGCGAACACGAATGAAATCATCAGCTTTTAGCGTCACTTCATCCTGAGAGTAGCCAATTACTGATTCCGTATCAGCGGATGCAAGAGCACCTTTACCACTCGCACCAAGCTTGATCGGTGAGTCTTTTTTATAAGTGCCAGCAGGAACTAATACAGCCAACTCTCGACCTTCTTCTACATACTCACCAACCAGAGAATCACCAACAGGAACACCATCACGAATAGATAGCCCTTGGTGATATGCTGGATTAGCTACATAAATGCGTCCGGATAATGCAGTGGCTTGAGCAAACTCATTGTCTGCGTTAATAACAACAAAAGTGCCTGGCAACGTAACTGCCTTTGTTGCACGAGTTTCTGTGATTGATTTACCGTCAAGGTTTACACGGCGATAGCGACTAGTAGCCATTATTTAGCACCTCCAAAGTATGCTGCTGGATCTGGTGCGCCAGTTTGCTCTTGCTGTGCGCCTGAGTTTCCGGCCAAACTTGCTGCGTCACCAATTTGTTTATGCATGTCGATCAGTGCTTGACCTTGCAGTGAGTTAGCCACCACTTCACCGTATTTTTCGGCAATTACTTTGCGCATTTCGGTTTCTTCTGCGCGTTGATTTGCGGTTAAAGTTTCTTTTAACTGATCTTGATTGGCTTGCAGCGTATCAATTTTTGACGTGATACCTTCCAATGCTTTTGTTACGTTCGCAGCAATTTGATTGCCGATTTCTGAATAAAGCTCTGTTTTTTCTTCTTGAGTTAAAGGCATGTCGCCCTCCGTGCTGTTATTGATTGCAGGGCTTGCCTGCGGTTTACTGAATAATGATTTAAATTTATTGGCAGCAATAACTACCCATGACTCCTGTCTAGCCACCTGAGTTCCAGAGTCATCTATTAGTATTTTTCCGCCTTCGTCCGTATAGCCAAATACCTCGGCCTTACCGCTATTTTTAATAATTACTAGTTGCGAGTCTGTGAAATCAGCAACCCAAGCGTAATCATCCTTGGCAAGAACGAATTTATCTTTCACTGCTTGTTCAATTCTGTTCTCTTTTTCCCTGTAAGATTCGCCAATGAGAGCACCAGAGTTTGGTTTTAGTGAAACGGCTTGGTCTGCGTTAACCATTAAGCCAACGCCTTTGTCTGGCCCCGCAGCAGGTGGCTCATCTAACAAAATGGCATCATGATCAATAGAGTGTATTTTTACCACCCACTGTGCGCCCTGCTCTTGCAGTTCTTTCGGTGCTTCTGTGCGCTCCCTGAATACTGCCACGCTTGACCAGATAGGATCTGACGATTCACCTTTCTCTAAAGCTACCAGTTTACTCATGAGTCGCTGACCGCCAGATGACTCCATAGCTTTTTCGACATCCACCCATTTTTCGGAATAAACGCGATTACCTTTTAAAGTTACGTTTCTATTCCATGCACCAACAAATCCTTGGTTAAGTCCCTCCGGTGAAAAAGCAGAAACGAAATGGCCGTCAACCGTTGGATGACCTAGCGGCGCTATCGTGCCCTCCATACTCTTGTAGTTAGCTTTTATTTCTGCTTCTGGGTAAAACTCGCCATTCATAATGACGTTTGCTGGAAGTGTGTAGCTTGGGATAATAATGTGCTCACGACCGTTGTATGTTTCACGCCGAATAGAGGCGCTATTAACCTTGGTCGTGACATTTACTTGAATTGGCATCAGTTATTCCTCCGCCCATTGATAACCACGTTCTTTCATGGCTTCTTTTTCCTCTAACAGTTTATTGATGAGAGTCTTGTTGTAAGGCTTGCCATCTTTATCAACAAGAACGGTTACAGTTGAGCATTTGCAGTTAATTGAGTTAGCATCACGAGCCCACCAATCACGTTGCTCATCAGTGGTGTATATGTTCCCATGCCTAATCGCATGGTGATGTCTTGTTGTTGGGCTTAGTGCGGAGACATGAATTTCACGAGTTTCTAGACCAAGTATTTCCTTGGCTTCGTCAGCTTCATCTAATCGCGCCCTACGCAACGCACTTGTTATCTCTGTCCTTGCTATCCGATTAGCTCGGCGAGTTTCAATGCCTGCTTGATTGGTGAGGGTTTTCGCTACTTCACGAGGATTTAAACCTCTCGCGATACCATCTGTAAGAATGCGAGCCATGTCAGCTTTAACCTGACCAGACAGCCCTTTCATCTCTTCGAACACACGAGCGCGAACTAGAGCCATTCTTAGTTGATATGGCTCACTCATCAGTATCGTTGCAAGACTTTGTTGAGTAGCTGCGTAAACAGTCGATTGCTGCGCTAAGTTTGCGTACTGCTGCGCCGTTCCTCTTTCGTATGCTGTGATGACGTACTCGAGGAAAAGAAAGTTACCAAACTCTCCGCCATTCAAAAGCACCTCATCAACCATTAGCTCACCATCTCTCAACAGTATTGATAGATAGTTAGGGTCTAAATCGAATTGGTATTTTCTATTGACGACTGGTTCAGAGGGGATCCTGTTAAGAAGTTGAATGTAGCCTTTTGATATTTTTCGAATGCGTTTCGCAAACTCTCTCATTGCGCCACGCTCTAGTTTATCGACTGATGTTGGATCAGCTTTCGTTCCTGGTCTTATCGCCGTCCTTATCTTCTGTATCTTCATCAGTTTCACCTAATGGCTTTTCACTATCATTTTCATGGCCAGCCGCTGTCCTAATTTCTTCGACACTAAATACCGGCTCACCAGTAGCGAGAGCGGTTTGATTAATTCGGCTCATCTTCTCAGCGCCATCAAGCTTCTCAATAGCTGATTGCTCGTTTAAATCATCCCAAATAACTGTTTTCTCACCGATAGGATCTAGTACCTTGATATTAATTAGGTGGTCGATGAAGTCCTCTATCTCAAATGAGAGTTCGCTTTCTCTGCGTGATTGGCATCGTGCATTAAAATACTTCTGATCTTCTGTACTGGCTCTTTCGCCAGTCTGCATACCAACCAATATTTTGGATGGAATATCCATTGCGGCTGATGCTGTTTGCAGGTTAACCATATAGGTTGGTGTCGGATCAGATACAGCAGTAACTAAAGGATTGACATTAGCCCCCTGAGTTATCATTACGGCGTCATTACCGATGTTAATCTCTCTGGCAACATCGTTATATATCTCTTGTAGCTCTGACATTTCAACACCGTAAGCTCTTGCTAAGTCATCAAGCTTGGCTTCTTTATCGAAGTTGACTGAGAGCTGTCTTGCTGCGTTTTTAAGGAATGATTCACCAGAACCACCCTCAACCTTTTCAAGGCTTACAAAGGCGTTATAGGCAGGTTCAAGAAAGCCGATAGCGTCAACTGAATAATCACCTAGAATGAAAATCCTATCCGGATGAATATTGATATTTCTAGTCCCGCCATTTGGTAGCGTCTCCGTGTACTGCCACATGCTAGGTTGACCGTAATTAGGAGAATTAATATCAGTCACCCAATCAGTAGGCTTAATTGCATTCGCCCAAGCTGGTGTGGCTTTCTTAAGTAACTTTGATTTCGTGACAGGCTCATGCCACTTTCCACTATCATTGATATGAAGAATTAAGCCCGCATAACGGCCAACAAGTCGCTTCTGGTCTGCTTCTTTGAACGCTTTCCAAATACGTTTATTCACGTACTTTTTAAATGAAGCTTCCCAAGCGGTTTCTTTCTTGTATTTATCTGCTTTGTCACCCTCAATCACTTGAGGTGATGTTTTCCAGCAATTACCTACGAGTTTTGTTACCCCACCAAAGGCAATCCCACCACGGCGAAATAGTTTATATAAATCCTCAAAGGTTAAATCTTGTTTGAATCCGTATTCACACCAAGCAGATGAGCGCTTTGCATCAAGCCCCATGGTTGGATTAACCAAAGCCATACGGGCACGAGCTATCGCATCACTCACCATGTGATTGACGGCTAGTTTCATGTTTTCTTGCATTATCGCCTCAGTAATCGTTTTGGAACCAATAGGCCTGCATTTGATTTTTGTGTGATATACCCATCAAGACCATATCTAACCGCATCCCAGCAGTGGTTGTTCTTATCCTCAATAATGGGAAGAACCTCACCTGTGATCCGGTCTGTTTTATACGAGTAAAGACGGGCTTCTTTTGCTGTTTCTTTACAGCGAGGATGAATGATTATTTGCTTGAATCCGCGTAGATGTGTAATGCCATCTTCTACGCTACCTTGCCATTTTTTAGCTGCGGATATATTGAAACCTTGCTTTTTAATATGGCTAATAGTTTCCGGTCTTGAGTTGTCCGCTTTAATGGGCCACTTTCTAGCCTCTGGAATACCTGCAAACTTGGCGTCATCAGTTACTTCCCATTCTGATAATTGCTTATCGGTGGCCCCGTCTTTACCAGCGTAGAACTTCCACATGTCATTAAGCTCAACTCCAGCACCGTATGCTTCATATTCAATATAAAGATTTCTATCTAACATAAACATACGAACAAGAGTGTTAGGGTCTTTTGCAAACCCGAAGTCTGCACCGAATAGTAACCTGTCTGCTTTTTGCCACAGATTATCAGGGAACGATTGAACAACGTATTTATTCGCCAATACCTGCTTATCGGAGTTTTCAAGATAAGCCCCTTCCCATATCCACGCATAGTCAGAATATTCAAGACTGTTAAGATCATCAAGCCTTTCTTCTTCCAGAACATCAGGGAACCACGGGTTATCGTTGTAGTTCATTTCAACGATGATTGAATTTTTTGGAGGTGTTTTTCTGAAACGTTTATCAGTGGCACTGCCGTCCTTCTCAGGGTTCCATGTCACCCATATTTCAGAACCAGACTCACGGACTGTTGGTCTTAGCTTTTTCCACGCCAAATCTGATACTGACTCTGCTTCATCCACCCAAGCTAGCAGTATTCTTGCTTTGGATTTAATGCTATCTAAGTTATGTCTCAGCCCGCAGAATACGTAATTAACCCTCTTGCATTTAGTGCGGATATATTTTTCACCAATATCAAAGTAATCATTCAACCAAGGAATAGACCGTATCGCCTGTTTTACCTCTTCCATTGATGATTCTTCGAGTGAGTTCATAAACTCACGCCCACAAAGAATGACTCCGCTAATACCTTGTTCTGCTGCCTGATATGCTTTTACTGCACTCATCATTGCGAATGTGCGAGTCTTTGCGCTACCACGACCACCAAAAGCACCGCGATATCGAACGCCTTCTTTTGCGAACACCGGAACTAACTTGGCAGGAATTGGTAAATCAACTGTCTGCTCCATCAGGTGATACTCCTACCAGCCTAATCACTGTTGGCTTCTGTGACATTGACCCATCAGATGACTGATGATCTACCTCTTGCTTTTCAGAGTATCCGTGATTAGCCAGCATTAGCTTTGTGATTGTTGCGTTAAAGTCGCCAGCCAATCCGCTATTAATTAGTTTCATTTCCTGAAATGCCATAATTCCGTCTAACGTGTCCGAAAACTCACGACCTAGATCACTATCTTGCTTTCCGTACTCATAAACAGTTGAACGAGCTATTCCCAAATAACACGCCAAACCTGCAATACTAGGTATAACCTGACCTTCATTTTCTTTGTAACCGCCGTACAGGTATTCCTTTGCCTTAGCGATTAGCTCATTAGTCAGCTTGCTAGGGCAACCAACCTGTTTAGATTGTTGTCCCATACCCTTTCCTTAATATTTACTGTTCAACTACTGGCACATATTTAATATCACTAATCTCATCAGGTGATATGTATACCCATGAGCCGTCGAGTGATGCGATACCGATTAACCCGTTAGTTACGCGAGGCTCTTTAGTAGTCATCACGCCTTCGTAGGTTGTACCGTCTTTCTTAGTTGCTATTACGTGATATTTATTCACGGCTCAACTCCACTTCTTGGCCTTGAGGTACAGCCTCAACCTTAAAGCATAAGTCTGTAAGCCATCGCCAATTAGTTAACGCAGCGATGATTAACATTGGCTTCATGTAACGGCGTAATGTAACTTTGCAATAAAATTTTCTTGTTTTACTCATAATCACCACCTTATCTAATAAGCGAAAAGTGCATGCAGGTGTTTATTTCATTAAGAAGTTTGCTCTTATTTCTTCGACTTCATCTTTTTTGAAATTACATATTGCAAGCTTCCCATCTCGATTGGTAACTTCCACTGTTAATGTCATTCTTACTAAATCACCATGATCACTATCGACATTACAACAGACTAATCCTCGGATAGGCTTTCCATCTGATGTGAAAGCGGTAATACGACCATTATCAGATACTGGGATCAACCCAACAGCAATATCGGTATCGTTTTCTAAGTTGTCATTGTTTTTCATATTCCACCCAATAAAAAAGGCCACTAGGGCCTATTCATAGTTAATTTATTGATTTAAAAGCAAAGCTCAATTTTGAGCTTACGCCGCCAATCTGTGTATTTCATCGATTAATGGCTGCTTGTGGTTTTTATTGAACAAGCCTTTTAGTGATTCTTTCCGTTGCTCAAAATCCCATCCCATCGAAATGAATACAGTGTTAGCTCTTTGTAGCTCTGTTATTGCATGGATTTGCTGATGTGAAAGATAATCACGAATTGGGTCGGTTTTGCCAATGTCATTATCTTTCCTGAATTTTGCAGACGACACACCAAGCACTATGCGATTAATTAAGTCAGCCTCGTTACTGAAATGATAATGCGCTGGCTCTTTCCCTTCTTGAATTTTGCTTTCTTTCACAGCATCGGTCATCGGCTTATATTCCATTCGAGCAATGTTGCGCTCTATTTGAACTTTAGCCTCTCTCGCTGCTTTTTCACGGAACTGAATAAAACTATCAACTAGTCTAACTTGCCCATCCCTTGCTTTCTCGCCACCAATAAACGGCATCGCGATCAGAAATCCGCGCTCAGTTAGTTCATAACAAGGGAGTTCTTTTTTCTGTTTAGTAACATAAGAGGAGGCTCTGAAATCGGAGGCTCCTAAATGTTGAGATGCAATTAACGATTCAATACTATTCATCACTCGGAAGTGATCTCTTCCAAACTCATTGGCGATGACATCTGTTGTTACTACTGGTTGATTACCTGATTTCTTGATTAAGTGTTTCATAGTTAGTTCCTTTTAGAGATGAACCTTGCGCCCAGGAGTAACCAGCCCAAAGAGGGTTAACCAGACCACTACTGATTATCCTCAAGGCTCATCCTGAAAGGTTCTTTGGTTTATACGTGTCGGGCGTGACACTAAATTTGCACGCTATACATCTATTGGTGCTGAATTGAATAAATCCTTACAACTAATCGCAACCATCATCACGTATCACTACGTTAATCAGGTCGCTTCTAGTCTGTTCCTAGCAGTCAAGATATGATCACTCTCCTTAATGGATAAACGACTTATCTAATTGCTGATATATATATTTACTTAAGCTATACTAAGTAGCTATCGCTACACTTTGATTGATATATTGTTAGTATTGCCCAGCCTCCCGTGCTGGGCTTTTTTATTCTTTTGGAATGCTTTTATCCAGTTCTTCACGGAATTTAACTGGATTATCTGAACCTTCTACTGCCATGATATTTCTCCATTAAAAAGCCCCGCTATTGAGCGAGGCATTCAGTGTTGATGTAGTTCTGCAAATACAAAGTTTGCTGTTCGTTCTCGACTATCATTTCTCTGAGACGTAGATAATCTTGTTCAACTGCTTTGTTAAGTCGTGCGGTGGCTTCATTGCTTCCGCTTTCGGTGAGATTCTTGGTGACTGCTGGACACTCGGCTTTGACATACACCCGCTTAGAACCAGAGTTAACAGCATCACGAAGAGTGTCAATTTCATTCTTTGCACTGGCTAACTCCTGAGTGTATTTAATATCGAGTTGATTTAGTCGAGTGATACGGGCTTGATAGTCTTTGTTGATTTCGACTTGTTGTGATAATTGAGTGGTTAGTTCAGCATTTGAATCTTTCAGCTTATCAATTCTGCCGCTCTGCCACTCAATAGTGATGATCATTGCCAAAATAACGCCCACGGACACTATTGTTTCGCCTAGATTCATAACAACAACCAAGCATCTTCAAAGACTTTCTGACTGTATGGCTGATAACCCAACTCAACGCCAACAATCGCCGTAGCTAATGCAATAGCAACTGGTTTAGATGAAACGTTAATAGGTTCATTTACGCTAACACCAATATCTTTAGCTGCTCGATTGATATAGCCAGTAGTGTTGTTTTCATTTGGTGGCGCATACCGATCGATAATCGACTCAACAGTGTTTAGTTCGTATTTCTTTTGATATGTCTGCAGCAATTTATAAATCGCACGAATTCCGTATTCAGGTGATACAAATTGGCAGAAGTCTTTATCTGTTTGCTGTGCGGATAGCCCTTGCCATTTTGAGCCGTGCCGAATATTGCCTGGGTTGTTATTACGTTCACCGCGTGCTGGTCTACTCACTTTTCAGCCCTGCCTTACCCTTAATGAGTTTACTTAATCCATCCACACCGACATACCCAATGAATACACTAGCCAGATATGCCAATTCATGATTAAGGCCAAGTAGCGTTAAAAGGTCTTTTACAAACCATGCAAACAACGCACACATAGCACCATCAAATAACGTTTTCTTCCAGCCACCGCCGTTGTACTTACCACGCAGAATTGCCATGCCAGTTGCTAGTGACGCGCTAATTCCTTGCTCCTTATGAGAGGCGATAACTTGGAATACTTGATCCCAAAACTCAGGGGTTTCTTTCATATGATTCATACTCACCCCCTATTTGGAGGAATTAGTTAATAAGGTGCCGCACACAGTATCTCTTCGCTGATTACGCTTGTTTGTTCAGGATTCTGTGGTGGTATGTTTGTTTATAAGTTGGATTGGATACCACATTAATAAATGGGTTATATTCGACAATGCCGATTAATATCACTACCCATATAAAACAGGTAAAAAATGACTGAAAATAAAGAAAGAGCGACTAAATATTATATCGAGATAGTTAAACCAACTATCGATGAGTTTATGAATGACAAATGCAGCATCAGAAAAGGAATGCTGGCATCAATAACCATGCATCATATAATTGATTACCTATATGACAATAACTCAGGAGGCGCTGGCTTCAGAGTCTCGTCATCCGAGTGCTACGTTTTAAAAACTATTAGAGATGTCTGCAATGCATCTAAACACTGTGAATTGATCCAAGGAAAACCATCAATAAAATCATCAAGTCAAATAATACAAGAGGATACTCCTGGGTTATTTTCTGCACCATTTGGAGTGGGTGGATTTCTTGAAGCAAATTATGTTTTCGTCAAACTAAACGATGGAATTAATGGCGATCAATTCCAGTGTTTGTCGGATTTAATAAAAGAGGCTGCAGAGTACTGGGATAAACGACTTTTGTCATAAAAGCACAAAATAAAAAACCCCGCCGAAGCGAGGTCTTGAATGAGGTAAGTAAACTTAAGAGTCACGTAAAGCAACTTACCTTATAATTGTTGTCCATTTGTCCATTAATGTCAATAGCAAAGTTCAGCTATTTTCTTTACTTTAGCTACACGTTTACGATTATTCATTGCATTTCGCAGAGGTTCGTACAATAACCACTGAGCAGCTTTGAGTTTTTCGTCAACTTCTCTCCTGCAAGTTCTATGGGATGGCTTGGCGTATTTATTCCCCCCTCTTGTTTGCATTTTGCGTGGTTTTGCAACTCGGTGATAGTAAGATGCAATCGACAGCTTAGATGAACCATGAGCGTAATAACTTAGTAATATTCCATAGGCTTGTGTGTCAGTGGCGATGACTGAATCTACGACCTGAGAAATCAACATTCCTTCATCGTCATTGCACATAGGTCTTGATGGGTTTTTACTTGGCTCTACTGTTTGCATGAATTTATAAATCATGTTGATCATGCGAATATCGATACGACCAGAATATACCCACGCTCCCCACAGATTTAACCATCCATCTAACCAGCGAAATTGCTCATCTGTTAATTCCTTTTCTCCGATATAGCTCATCTCGCCTCCGGTAATACTGTGTGATATCTATCGCAACCGACTGAGTACATAATCCGGTTACCACATCTCTTTGCCTGTACAGTTTCGACGACTTTCATGAATCCGTTATTTAATTGAATAACTGATAAATAGCGCTTTGTTTTATCACCAGTGCGCTCTGTTAATGCCCTAAACCTACATTCTTCAATAGCTGCGATTAAGTCAGTGAACATCTTTCAGCTCCTTTAACTTCTTACGATAGTGATCACGTATCCGCTCATAATCCTCGCGCTTCCACTTTGGCAATTCATGAGAACCCATCAGACGATCGAAACGCTCCTGACCAATTTTCTCTATTAGTCGAGGTGTGTAATTTTCGATATTTCCCGATAGATGGTTATTACATGGTGCGCATTGCTTATGGACGTTATCTTCATCGAACCTAAGTTCTGGGTTAGCACCGGTTGTTCGATAGTGTCCTGCGTGATACTGACCTTCGTGAAAACGACCACACGAGATGCAAGGCTCATCCTTGTCTCTTTCTCTGATGAATGCGTTGAATGCGGTCTGTGCTTGTTTGGTGAAATATGAGAGGGGTTTTACTGCTAATTTGCGGGATTTGAGTTTGTCTTTTGCTTTAACTTCCTTTTCTCTTTGCTCCTTTTTACGTTTCGCTAATACTTTTTCCTTTTCCTTGTTTATTCTCCTTATTGCCAGTTCTGCTCCGTGTTCTGGGCAACACCACCAAATGTTACTGTATTTAGGGTGAAACCATTCTCGGCATGTTTTACAGCGCCGTCGCCTTAACTTCTGCATCTCCCTCTCCTTTGATTTTATCCATCACTTCCAAATGAGCGTATTC